TCTCCGATCCTATCGAAGAATTCAACTCTTTTTGCATACTCACGTCCTACTACGTCTCCGTTTTTCCAGTCAGAACCTACCACTAGTATATCAGGGTTTATGATTTTTATCAATTCTTCAAGCTCTTGTCTTGAATCAAACGTATGGATTACGTCCACTGCTTTCAAAGAACTTAATTGATACTTCCTATCCTCTAATGGATAGATGGGTCTATCTGGTCCTTTGTCTGCTCTGACCTTTCGGTCAGTATCGATACCCACTATAAGCATAGATCCTAAAGACCTAGCATAATTTAGCAATTCGAAATGTCCTCTATGGAGAACATCAAAGCAACCATTAACCCAAATAATCATGTGTATTTTTTGAAAAGATTACCATGCATCTGATTTGGATGCTGATTTTGTTTTAGATGTGGTGCATCAATATCAGCACAGAAGAAAGCAGTTACGATATGCTTTGAATCCATTGTAGATTTGTTACCTCTGTGTGGATATAACTGATTGCAAGGGAAGATTAAAAGTTTACCTTGTTCAGCTTCACATTTGTAATCTAACTCTGGAAATTCAGTTTCACCACCACCTCTAACATTATCCAAGTAAATGATCATGGCATAGAGTCTTGACAATAATAATGGATCCATAGGGGATATGTCAATATGATCCCTGAACCACCCATCATCTTTAGGATAGCATCTGATTGCATGGTCATAAGATACTAGTGGTGCTCTCCAAAGAAGTTTATCCTTAGCACCCCACTTATAGAAATGATTAATAGCACGGTCAGTTTCAATTGCTAACTGACACCAGAAGTCTTGTCCAACAATAGGCACTATTTGCTTACACTTTTTATGTGCAGTATCAACTTCACCTACACCAACACCACCATCCTCATGAAATCTAGTATTAGTCCAGAACCAATCTTTCCATGCATCACAATCTTCCTGAGATAGAAAACCTTTTTCTTCGTATATTAAATCTGTTAGTTTCATAGTAGTTGTTTTAGATATCTATTTTTTAATTGTAATTGATCAACAGTTGATTCTTTTGCATCTGGGAAGAATAATAATTCACTCTTTTCAGGTAAGTAAAGATAACATATCTCACTTTCTCTCATAGTCTTTAATGCATCCTCTATAGTTTCAACTATAGTATCACCAGCTAGATTGAAAGATGTGTTGAATAGAATAGGCACACCTGTTAAATGATAGAATGCCTCTATTAATTTATAGTAGTTTGGATTCTGTTCTTCTGTAAGAGTTTGAATCCTACATGTATTATCAACGTGAGTGATACATGGTATCTGATCTACTGCTGATTTTAATACATCAACTGCATACATCATATGTGGTGATTCATATAACCTATCCATATCAAACCAGTCCTGTGCATGGTCAGCAAGTACTGTGCCAGCAAACGGTCTCCAATACTCTCTCTTCTTTACTTTATTAACAACATCCTTTCCATCTACAGCACGAGGATCATACAGTATAGAACGATTACCTAAAGCACGAGGACCATTCTCAGATTTACCTTGAGCAATAGCAACAACATTACCTTCACTGATTAGTTCAGCAACTCTTGGAGGTGTAACCTCACATACTTTAAATTCATTACTTTGTAATTCATAATGATACCTCAAAGGTTGTCCATGATATAGATTCTTTAATGGTCTTAATTTTTTCTTTTTATATTTTGCTTTACCCTCTCTTGCATAAGTTATATACGCTGCACCCATAGCAACACCACAGTCAGCTGACATAGGTTCAACATATAGGTTAATCTCTTTTGGTAATCTTTTTAATATTCTATAATTAGCAACACAATTTAAAGCACATCCACCAGTAAAGATAACATTATTAGATCCACTTAATCTATGTGTAGCCATAATTCTTTGGTACACATATTCTTCAAACTCATTCTGCAATTTCCATGCTAGATCTGCATTTCTTTTAAACTTATCATCTGCATCTTTAGAATATGATATGTAATCATAAGGACGCATTTTTACCATTACATTCTTATGTTCATTGAAATCTGCTAAAGCAAACCTGTCGGTATTACCTCCACTATCAGATATCATTGATTTAATTTTATCATTAGGTTCTCCATATGAAGAGATACCCATAGTTTTACCACACTCTAAACTATCCCATCCCAAATATTCTGTGATACCAGAATAAACAAATCCAACACCAATACTTCTTTTATCATCTACAAATGGTGGTGCATTATTAATTGGTTGATTCTCATATCCAATAACCTTTTGATATAAACATTGTGCTGCATTAGGATCTTGAGTAAACTTAAATATAGTTTCATTCTCCTTACCCCATGGATGATCAGCACCAGCACCATCTATTACAAGAATACCTGCTTCATCAAATCCTGAATTATAATACCCACAAGCAGCATGTAGAGAATGGTGGTAATCCTTTGCCTCTACATACCGTTCGACTTTAATCCCAATCTTCTTAATATATTTAAAGTATGGTCCAAAATCATTCTTAGTATTATACAAATGTGTGTAAGCACATAAGTCAATTACATCAGTATATTTTGCAACCAAATCCAAAGCATGAAATACCTCTCTGTCATATTTGACATGTGTTAATCTCTCTTCCTGTAAAGACAATACAATTTCATTGTCCTTCATGAGACAGATAGCAGCATCATGAGATCTATTAACACCAAGTATCCACATAATTAAGCAGGATTAAAATTTATGTTTAAAACTAAACGTTCAGTTGTGCTCTCTGGATAACGAGAAGCATGATATCTTCGACCATCAAATAAAACTAATCTACCTGATTTAGGTTTTACAGTTTTAGCAACGGTAAAGAGACTGGGGTCATACCCATTAATGAACCTCTTGATATTAGGATCTAGAAATTCATTAAAGAAATGAGTATCACCATCACTATCATTAAGGTAATAAATTGCCGTGTACTTCAATCCATCACCTTGATAATCAACATGTGGAACATGATGAGGTTGGATGTTCTTGTTCAATGTAAAGAGACCCAATCTTAATTGAACAAGATCCTTGATAGTCATGTTAATTTTTTCTTCCATCGAATAAAGAAGAGGGACGAAAATATCATACCACTCAGAGTCTTTCCCCTCTCTCCCCCAAAGGATGTGCATGAACCCAGTAAAAGAAGAATCCTCCACATCAAGCTTGGAATCATTAAGTTTGTTTTGTTCCCAGTACCACAAGGGTGATGTTATATCACGATTGAAGTACCATGGGAACTTTGAATCCATTACTGTTTGTTTTAGATGCTCCTGATATCTTGGACTGATTACATCATCAATAACTAAGATATCTTCAAAATGATCAGTCATCAGACTTGTTAGGAACCTTAACTAACTTTTGAATTTCTGGGAGATACATGTATTCGATCTCACTCTTCTCTAATGTCTCTAACGCATCATTGATTGTTTCAACAAGAGGTTCACCTCCAAGATTGAAACTAGTGTTAAAGAGTATAGGTACATCTGTAATCTTATGGAAAGCATTAATGAGCTTATAGTAATGTTCATTTTGTTCCTCTGTCACAGTTTGAATTCTGCATGTATTATCAACATGAATCACTGATGGAATCTTTTCTTCTACACCATCATGACATTTCACAGCATACATCATGTGTGGTGTTTCTTCACGTCCTTGAAGATCAAACCATTCATGTACATGTTCTTTCTTAATAGAACATGCAAATGGTCTGAACCATTCTCTATGCTTAACACCATTAACAATATCCTTACCATCCTTAATAGTAGGATCAAATAAGATAGAACGATTACCTAAAGCACGAGGACCACCTTCTGATCTTCCTTGGAAGATAGTAACAATATTACCTTCACGGATAAGTGCAGCAACTGAATCATAATCAGTATCTGTTACATCTAGACCAGCAAGAGATAACTCGTAAGTAGCAGGATCATACTGAGGACCATAGTAAACAGATGCTTGCTTTCTAGGTTCTTCGCTGTCAGTAAGTTGATGCCACTTATAAAGTGCTCCACCAATAGATGTTCCACCGTCATGTGAAATAGGTTCACAATAGATGTTTAGATCAGGGAAGCGTTCCCAATACTTATAGTTTGCTACACAGTTAAGACCATAACCACCACAAACTACAATGTTCTTTTCACTAGTTAACTCAACTGCTTTCTCAATCAACTCACACATACGTTCAGATGTTTCTTCCTGAATCTTATATGCCATATCCTTCTGAACTTCTGAGTGTTCTAGAATCTCACCTTTCTGTTGATTGCGTTTATCATTCTTAAGAATCTCAAATCGAGCTTCATTAATAGTAGCAGCATTAGGATATGTTGGAACAATCAAATCCCTATTACCCCATCCATCTTTAAAGAATGATGGTAGTTCATCATTAGGTTTACCGTATGGTGCAAGACCCATAAGTTTACCTGCCTCAATAGCAGGGAACCCACAATACTGTGTTACCGCTTCATACATCTTTGTATGACCAGGATATTCAGTAATGAATGTATTAGGTTCTGGTTCATGGAAACCAATAGCAGCCTTAGTTCCTACATGCTTCCATACTTGTTCAAACTCTTCTGGATACTCTGCATGGAAGATAGTTTCAAATTCATATAATGTATCTGGAACTTCTTGCATCTGTAAGAAACTTCCAGCACCATCTGCAATGACACATGCAGCAGATTCGAATCCAGAATTATAGAAACCACATGCAGCATGCATTTCATGATGATTCAAATCAATATAAGTTGTTTCAAACTCAAACTTCTTACGAGCAATCTTCCTTACAAACCCTTCATACATATGCTCACCAGTCCAATCTAAATTAGGACCAGATCTATGTGTATGACAAACAATTAAATGATCAATATGATCGACATACTCAAATGCTTTGAGGATACCTAACATAGGAGATCCGTCATATTTAAAACGTGTAAGGCGTTCTTCTTCTACGTAGAAGACAATCTCACCGTCAACCATTAAGGTTGTGCTTCCGTTATGACCACGTGCAACCGCTAAAATAATCATTATTACCTCACTTTGTTTTTAGTACGTCAGCAAATCCTGATGGAGTCTTACTTAATGGTTTGATATCAGATTGATCAGCCATTAATGCTGGAATTAGATTTGGGTTATT